GCGGGAACCCTGTATGCAAGTTCTGTTTTTGGACGGTCCATCCCATCCTGGATTGGTTTAAAGAAGAATGGATAGTTAACCGATATTGGTACAACTTTGTCTGTAAACATCTTCTTTGCATCGGGTCCAGATTTGGACAATATACCAAATCGAGCATCCGAAGATATTGTTGCTTGGTTAACTGTCTCGCCGGAAGCCATGAAAGAAAATCCTGATCTTCTATTCTTAAGGTAGCACATGCCGTAGCATCTGCTGTCTGCTTTGCAAGCTTCCCAGAATATGTAGAATAATCTGTTTGATTCCCTAAAGTCAGGTTGCCCAACGTCAATTTTGGACCACTGCAAGTACATGTAGTGAGTACCAGTAATGTAAGTAGGCTTATTTTGATTATAAAACCAAAAACCTTCTTCGCGCCTGTTAAACTCTTCATCAATATACCCATGCCATTTTTCTTTGAAAGCATTTGGATATTTAACCCAATCAGCTTCGCTTTTTATTTTACTTAATTCTTTTGGATAAGCTTTGGCTTTCCACTTATTTACACCTTTGTCAGGTTTGTCTTGTAATAACGGTAATGCAATATGCACTCCGCTTATTAAATATATATCACCTATTTTTCCGGTTTTGCTTATAACAACAACATCATGTTCTTTGTCATAGCCATACTCCCATTTTGAATAACGGTTTTTCTTTTTAATCGCTTGGGGTCTAATATAGTCTTTGACTATACTATATAATTTTTGTTTATAAGCCATTATTTAGATCTCCCTTCCGCAAAGCCTTTAAATACAGGTTTATCCGAAGTTTTAGTTGCTTCGTTAATCATACTTTCTTCTTCCTGTATCCTATTTAATATTTCAAAAGCATCTAATATACAAAGCTTCTTAGTAGCGGCAGCATTTTTAAGTCTGTCAGCTGATATATCTTCCTCTGAGTCAACGATCTTTTCCTCTGCTACCTTTACTAATTCTTTAATTGCTTTGTGCCCAGCGGCTATTATACTCCTCTTCGTTTCTATCGAGTTCATACTTTATAACAATATCATTTGATTTCATACAATACATAATCTGGTCGTCTATAACAAACTCCCATTCGCTATTTGGCGTAAACCCTATTATATCCCCTGGATTGATTCCAGACTCCTTTAAGGAGCTATTACCTATTTTCAGTATACCAATAAGGTCAGCTGTTTTTTGGTTGCTTAAAATGTCTTTATTTTTAACGGGGGCAACAAAGCATCTATCTCCAAATGATTTCCAAGTTTTACTTTTCTTGTACAAATATATTTGGTCAATGCTACAAAAGAACAAACCGTCTTTTAAAAACGATCTACTGTTTTTCTTAGTTCCTTTCATGTCATAAAACACCCTAAAAACATTGTGGTGTATTATTACTAAATCACCCTTCTTAATAGGTGTTGCGAATGCCGCGGGGGTTTCTACTACCTCAGCAACATTGTTAACGTGCTTGAAACTTTCTATAGAGCTATTTGTTATCAAGGTATGCTCTCCTAGTTCGACCTTGTTATCATATCTTTCACCTACCGGCTTTATGATAAAGTCATATATACTTCGCATTAATACTCTAGGTCATACTCAACGGATATTGCCATGTTAGAATTAAACTTCTTCCATGGCATTATCTCATCTACTTTCTTAATAAATATGTTATAAGAATTATCAGACTCTTCAAATATTATATGAGAAATTTCGTGACCGCCGTAAACTGTCTGTTTAACAGAGTAGTGCATTGCTTCGTTTTTATAGTCAGCCCCGATACTAATTTTTCTTATAACACTTTCCATAACTTACTCTTTAATTTCCTCGTAAGTTCCATCAGAAAGATTAATATTAACTGGGCCATAATTAGCCTCAATATCTTTTTTAACCTCACCCATTTCTTTTTCAATCATGTTTACTTGAAAAATAGCTTTAGCTTTTTGCACTTCTAATACACCAATGTTAGCTAAATACGATTGCAGCTCTGTTTGCAGCTCTGTAACTTTTTTTAACTCGTCTTTAGTGATCGCCTTTGGAGTTACCTCCATCTTTTTTACTTTACTCATTTTGATTTAATTTAATTATTAATTATTAATTTTTATTTTGCTATTTTAGCCGCTACTCCTTTAACAGGCACTGCTTCTGCGCTTTCTTCGCCAATACCAGCTTCTGGGTCAAATTTACCAGGTGGTCTAATAACAGGTCCCTCACCAGGATTGGCATTAGGTCCGCTATACTTTTTAATAAATCGCATAACAGCACTATCTAGTGCTTCCTGATTTTTATAACCAGATAGATCTTCAAATGCCATTTCAAATTGCTGCGCAGTCTTTTTGTCCATTTCAAAACCCTTTGGCAGGTTCACTTTAAGCTTAACCGGTTTTGGCGGCGGTGGTGGTGCTACAACTTTCTTTTTTGCTTTAGTAGCTTTAGATCTAGCACTAGAAGATCTATCCGCTACCGGTGCCATCATTTTTTCTGCTTGAAATCTAGGCGGGCAAGGTGGTTGTCCGTCTCCTCCACAGCCCCCGTTCATCATCGAGCTATTTGCGGGACTACCTTTAATCCCCGGCGTCATTTTAAATGCCATAATTATTGTTTTTATTAGTTAGTTACGTTTTTTGTTTTTTGCAACTTTAGCTGCTCTTTCTTTTTTCTTTTTTTCTATAGCCGCAACTTTAGCTGCTCTTTCTTTATCTCGCTTAGCTTTTAGCGCAGCAGCTTTTGCAGCGGCATCTGCTCCTTTCTGTGCTTTTAATTTTGATCGTTTTTCTTTTTCCGCCGCATTTTTTGCTGGCCTATTTTTGTTGTTAACCCGAGTTTGGCCTCCCTGTATAGTTGCAGCTTCTGCATCATAAACATCCCTAAAACCATCTACTGTCGACAAATTGTTATTGATGAGATTTCTGCCTCTTTCCAACGCGTTTTCCAGCCCCGGAGCATTTCCTTTCCAGTTTTTGGTTATGTTTTCAGGGCTGTATCTGTCTCTTAACTCAGAGTTGTTGTATCTTACTAGCGCCTTAAGACGAGATGCTTCCCCACGGGTAGCAACTGTTTCCTCCATAGTACGCTCCCGCAAACCACCGTCAACAAGTGTACCCATCATTCTTCTTGGCCTATTGCTATCACTCGCTTCGGAGCCCCCTCCTCCTCGGGAAACTTTTATGGCTACAAGATCCGAAAAAGGTTTTGAACCATCTTTAGAAAAATCAAGAGGCTCTCCTTTAGGCATATCAAACTTATGGCTAGGCCCTTCAGATTGTAAACTTATTGGCATTGCTAGTGGATCCGCTACGAATCTAGTCGAACTAGTTACACTTGTTCTTCCTGGAGTATCAGGCGTTTTTGTAGGTTTGGCTGGTTTACCCGGAGAACCCGGAGGTGCATCTATAAATTCCTGGTAAGTTTGTCCAGGTACTGCTGGATTGTTAAAAGGTTGAGTAGGTCCCGTAGGTTTACCAGGCTTTTCAGTTCCAGTTGTGCCATCATAAACAGTGGTTACCGTATCTGTAAATATTCTGCCTTTGCGTTTACTTCCTGGAATATTAGGATCAGTTCCTTTCACAGAAGTGGTGGCGGTAGTTGAAGTACTTTTAGGTTTCTTCTTTTCCTTGGGATCCGTTGATACTGGATCCGTTACAGGAGTATCACCCCCGTTCGTAAGAGCAGATATATTTTCATTTTTTAAATTGTCTCTGCCGAAAATTTGCTTATAAGCCATAATTTTTTTTAGTATAATCTTGTTAGTGTGTCTGTTCTATTTAAAGACCCAGACGAAACTATTTCTATAGTGTCAGCATCTTTTAATATGTACTTTATATTTACTCTATATCCATTTGATTTATTATACAATTCCGTGCTAAACGTTGTATGATCGCCTGGTATAACTTTTTCATTTATTACTCTATATTCTTCAAAGCTAGTATTGTATACCTGTATTACACTATATTCGCTGGCTAGAATAGTTTTCATGTATGAAGAGCCACTATTTGCCCAGATTCCATTAAACTGTTCTTGTGCTTTTACTGTAAATGATGCTAGCGTAATAAATAATGCAATAATTAGATTTTTCATAGTATTAGATTTAATTGTTATTATATTTATTATATAATTACACGAAATCTTGTAAAACTACTCTATTTGTCTTTATTATTCATTATCTTACGGCCTTTTTCCCAAGATCTACCTACAAAGTAGGCTCCGTAAACGGTAACCAACAATGTTTGAAAAATAGGTATGTATGCTTCAGCTATTTTAAATTGGCCTATATTTCCATCAGCGAATGCTAATACAGAAAATATAAACGTTAGGTATATCAATACCATTGGCCGAATATTTTTTGAAAGGAAACTGTCAGAGCTCATGTCTGACTTCCATCTTGAAGTAACTTCTACCTGAGCGTTAGCCTCGGCTTTTTCAAGAATAACCTGCAATTGTTTTTTAATTTCAAGTTTTTCTTCCTTTGTGGTGGTTAAGCTGTCGATTACATTACCTACTTCTTTGATAAGTCCTCCAGTTAACCATGAAATTATTTTGCTCATATTCTTAGTTTAATAAAAACCCCGCGAATTTTACTCCGCAGGGTTATTAAAAATAATTACGCTATTGCTATTGCGCTCACAGTAATACCTACTGGTAGCTGTACTCTAGCTTTAACCCCACCCGGGTTAGCCGTTAATGCTGCGTTAACTGCATCTCTTACTGAAGGCGTTGTGCCTACAGTTAAATGAGTGATTGTTGCTGCTTTGCCATCATACTCAACTACAGTTGTTGTTGCTGACGCTGCGCTTACACCGATAATTCCTTCTACTCCTAATAATACATCTCCACCTGCTAATCCAGCACCTGAAGATTTAATTGCGATAAATTTTGCCATTTTGTTTTTGTTTTTGTTTTTGTTATTGTTTATGTTTAGCTAGGTTTATACAGTCCTATTCTGTTATTTGTTTATATTTAGTAATCTCTTTCCATTATTTTTCCAGCAGCAGTTTTGCCCGCTTTGCCTACAGATTTACCCGCTTTACTCGCTTTACTCGCAGCACCTGTCTTGCGTGTTTTGCGTGCCTCTTCGCCTCCCGTACCGGCTTTTTTTGAGGCTTTTCTTTTAGCTGCCGCCGCTGTCTCTCTCTTGCTTTTTGCTGCTGCTGCTACTCTTTTACCAGATTTAGTTGCTGCAAGTTTTTCTCGCTGCCCTACTTTTTTTACTACTTTGTTAAACTTTCTTGTTTCTTTTCTACTACCGCTTTTTGCGCTTTTTGCGTCATCTGCAGCCTTTGAAGCTGAGGTGGTTTTGCGATCCATCTTGCGCTTAGTCCTTACGTCTACTCTTGCTTCCTTCTTCTTCTCTCTACCTTCTTTTCTTACAGAACGCTTTTCTAATCTTTCTGCTCTAGCAGGATTTCTTTTTTTAACTTCTGCCGCTTTTTCTCTTAATCTTGCAGATTTTGTTTTTGTTGCCTTTGCTTTCTTCTTCCCAGCTCTAACCGATACTTTTACAGAGCGTTTTTTTAATCTTTCTGCCCTTTCAGGATTTCTTTTTTTAACTTCTTCCGCTTTTTCTTTTAATGTTGCAGCTTTTTTGTTTTTTGGTTTAACTTTTACTCCCATGTTATTTTTTATTTGTTATTTTTTGTTTTTAACGCAGTTGTTTACTGTTCTGTTCCCTTTTTTCTTTGTTCCTTGCTTTATGTATCCTTTCCAACAAGGTGTAGTCTTCTTCTTATTTTTCATCGTCTACCTGGGTTAGTTATTCTAAATACTGGTTTTGCATCCCACCCGTTTCTACCTCTAGATCCTTTAATTCCTGTTTGTGGCGTTTTCATGTATTTACTAAGACACCCACAATTTGGTTTGTTTCTTTTCATATTAACAATTCCATTTTCTTCGCGCGGCTAATCCTCTTTCTGATTTCCAGCTTTTAGATCTTGCGCAAAATGCTTTACGTCTTTTAGCATCTTTGCTACCTGCCTTTAATTTGGAAGGAGATTTAGTTACAGCGGTTTTTAGCTTACTACCCGGGTTATCTTTACGATACTTTGCAACACCTTTAGCGGTCATACCGCCACCTGCTTTTTTACCTGTACCTTTCCCCTTTTTTACTGCTGCGTAATTGCCCTTAGATTTCTTTCGCGATGGTGCTTTTCCTTTTTTTTTGGGGGCTGCTTTTTTCTTTGCTACTGCCATGCTTAATTAATTTGTTTTGTCCCACCTAGTTTTATTGCCGCGTATATCGTAATGAACAAACGTGTTGTACAAACCTAATCCTCCTTGAAGAACGTGGTTATACTCCGCTAAAATATCTACTGCTTTATATAATTCCGCTGTAGTTAATCCTTTAACTTGCAAATCTGCCGCCTTACCTAATATATGTTGGCTGTCAGAAACTCCACCCACTTCTTTGTTGTGGCTTCGGCACCGATATGCGTTAGTTAATGTTATTGGTAATTCTAAGAAATCACGAACGTACTGTAACTGGTTAGCTAGCTTTTGGATATTAAAAAATACTTCCATAGGCATCTCGCAACCACATTTGCATTCAAATTCTGATTTTTTAAAATTAGTAGTAATCCTCATGGTACCGTCCTTTTTTAGCACACTCCGTTATAGGTTTAGATTCGTAAGGTACCGGATATTTTAACACTTGCATTCCGTTTGGCCCTGTTGAGCTGCCTGGTTTATGAGGCCTTCCTCTTTGATCCAATGGCCCATCCCATAAAGCTGATTCTCCCTGAATTGGTGTACTAGAGCCGTTGTTGTGGTGTATTTTTTCGTTGTGATCCATATTTTTATATTTTAACGTTGTTTTTAAATGTAAAGAGATCTGTCACGCATAAATGCGTTTCCTTGTATTTGACCTACAGCGTCCTGCTGAGGCGTCCTTATTGCGTTATTGTAAGGGTCTGGCGTGATTGCTGCAGCTGCCATTGCACCCAGATCTCCAGAGGGTGTTTCAGGTGCTAGTTCAGGTGCTGCTGTTGCCGCTGGTGCCGGTGGTGCTACCGCAAATCCTCCTGGACCTATTAGTCCTCCAGGTATAGTTGATTTTGCCGCAAGGCCTCCCGCCTGATTATCCGCTGTTACGCTAGCGATCCCACTACTATTTCCACCCCCTATTAGGCTTCTGCTATTGTTATTGTTATTGCGCATTCTTTCTGCGATATCTAGGGCTCCCTGCATAGTGTTTGTCAGCCTAGATTGCGAGCTTGACGGGCCTCTTCCAAACGGGGTAATACTTCCTCCTATTGCTTCAAACATAATTATCTTGTTTTGTCTTTATTAATTTTATCGAATGCAGCGGAATACACTTTCGCGCTGTATGTATTTTTTTTCATTAAGGGGTTGCGTCTAGTTGAAGTAGGTATATCCTCTTCCCCTAACATTATACGGTACATTTGCTGTATTAAGCATTTGCATCTAAAACTTATTTTATATATGCTGTAAGTTTTATCAGATCCATTATAGCCTCGCCATTTAACTATCCAGCCTTCTTTAAGTAGTCTGTTCCATCTTCTGTTGTCCCAAGAGTATGTTAAACTGCCGTCTTCAAAGTCTCGCTTTCTAAATTGATCTAAGCAGTCAAAATATATTAATAGCTCTAAATCTGCGTCAGTTATACCGTTTGTTTTGCAAGCCCATTTGCGTATAATCCTATAATGCTTCAACAGGCCTATTTCTTTTAAATCAGCTCCTGTTAACTTTCTCATAAAACAAATACTACATCACCTGTTTTTATAACATGAAGTGTTTCGCGATCTATTTCGATTTTATGTCCTGCATGCCTATCGTAATATATAACATCGTCTTTTTTAATGCCATCACATTCGCTGCCTGTTGATACAACTGTAGCTTCTACATATCGAATATCTTCCCTGTGACTTTCAGCTAAAAGTAAACCGCCTTTAGTTTCAGTTATACCCTCTTTTAACTTTTTTATTATTATGTTTCTACCTATTGCTTTCATATTATTCTCTTACATTAGACATAACACAGTTAGTTGACAATATAGTCGAAGCAACTGAAGCGGCGTTTTTTAAAGCCGACTTTGTAACCAATACAGGGTCTATAATACCTGCTGTAAACATATTAACCATTTTGCCAGTTTCTACATTAACACCAAAATTCTTTTTATCGATGCTTCTTAACTCGAGACCCGCGTTTTTCATTATTGTATTATATGGGGAGAACAGCGCTTCTAAAACCATCTCTTCCGCAGAATTTTTTGCTTTAATGCTATTGGCCGCGTTAATCAACGCGATACCTCCACCTGCAACCACACCTTCCTTGATAGCTGCTTTAGTAGCGCATATTGCATCCTCCACCCTATCTTTCTTTTCATTTAATTCTACATCAGAATTACCACCAACTTTTACTATTGCTAGTTTCGCCGCAAGCATTGCTAATCTTTTTTCAAGCTTGATTACCTTGCCTGCTATAGATTCCGTAAGTAGTTGCTTTTTTATATTAGTAATAATAGCCTGGACTTCTTCGGATTGTTCATCGTCTATTTGAAATACTGTGTCTCTAAATGTTGATACAGCTTTTACGCAAGTACCTAAACAAGACAGATCAATTAAATCTAAATCATCACCTAGGTTTTCACTTATTACAGTAGCGCCGGTTAGTAAGGCTAAATCATCAAATATTTCTTTCCTATTTACGCCGTGAGTTGGTGCGGGAACAATGTTAACTTTTATAGACCCCTTGTTTTTGTTCATTGCCAAAGCGGCCGCAACCTTAGGATCAACATCACCCACAATTAATAAAGGTATGTTATTCTTAATTACATGTTCTAGTATAGTTTGTATTTGCCTAATTGTATCCACTGCCGAATCAACAAGTAGTATCTTAGGGTTAACTAGTTCCGCTGTATTTGCGGAGGGGTTAGTTACAAAATGGTTGTTAGTAAATCCTTTTTCATATTGCACACCTTCAACTACTTCTATACTTGTATTGCCATCTTGTGATGTTTCCATCATAACAACCCCGGTTAAATCTACAGCCCTATATGCATCTGCAATTAGTTTACCTAACTCTTCGTCATTGTTTGTAGATATAGTAGCTACCTCATCAATCATACCCCCGTTAACAGGCTTTGCTTGCTTGTCTAAACTTTTTAGCACTTTTTCAACTACCTTATTAATAGCATCGCGTTTTTCCCTGCTAGTAAACTTATCTTTCGACTTGTTGAATTCTTTTAATATTGCGTGTGCTAATACTGTGGATGTTGTAGTTCCGTCTCCTGCTTCAGCAACTGTTCTTCTAGCTGCTTGCTTAACTAAAGAAGCACCCATATTTTCTACGGGATCCAACAACACTGATAGCTCCGCTACCGTCACTCCATCTTTCGTTATTACAGGTACGCCCTGCGCATCCTCAAAAATAACACACTCCCCGCCGCCGCCTAGTGTTGAGGCTACAGCTTCTGTTAGGGTTTCAATACCCTTAAATACTTTTTCTCTACCTTTGTTTCCAAAGCTAAACTTTTTTACTATTTGATTCATTAGATTAAATTTTATTATATAATTACACGGAAATTTAAAAAGCTACAAATAATTTTTATTTATTCCTCTACAGAGGGCACGGGTTCACCTACCGTAAGTGTAACTGAAACTGGATTTATTTCTAGTTCAATTGCATTAGCTATATTGGTTTCTATAAATGCAACTTGTTCTTCTCCCATGGCTGCTTGTGTCCAAGCTACCACCTGCTCGTTTGTTACCTGGTCAAATGGTATAAAATCTGTGATCTTGCTAATATCTAATGTTTGGGTACCAATGTTAGTATATGCGTATTGCTTCCCTCCTTCTTGTTCTGTAGTTCCCGTAACTCTCCAGTGTACATTATACACAACATCGTCATTTCCGCCCTGTTCTACATAAGCATCTACTGTTTTGCAATTCCAATCGTAAGTGATCATTCGTTTTTGTTTTTTATAATTATACCGAGGTAACTGCTAATCCGCCACCATTTGCTACTGTTATTCTATATCTTGTACCATCAGGCGATCTTAATATTAATCCGCTAGCTGAGTCATCCACTTCAATATCACCCCCGTCAACTTCTAATTTAGAAGTAGGACTAGTCGTCCCGATACCTACGTTGCCGTTTGCCACTATAACATCTCCCTTTAATCGGGTACTTGTTATAAGGTCGTTTCCTAGAACTACTGTATTTGAACCAGCGCTTATAGCGTCTGTACCTATAACAATTTCATTAACCGCGCCTATACCGTTTGAGATTGTAGATTTTCCTATAAATACAGATCCTGTAGAGCTTGCATTAGTGCCTCCCACTCTACCCCCTCCAGCTCCCCACCCAATCGCTGTATTATTTCCTCCGGTTTGGAGATAATATAAAGCCAAGCTACCAACCGCCGTGTTGGATGACGATGTTTGAAGTTGAAATAACGCACTATTACCAACACCTACATTATTACCCCCTGTTGTGCTGCTTCTAAGTGCCTGTGATCCAATTGCAGTATTAGTATTTCCGGTCGTATTGTTACTTAATGCTTGAATACCTAAAACTACGTTTTGTGAAAGATTACCAGGGCCTTTTCCAATAGTTAGGCCGTTAATTAACGCATCCGCATCAACATCTAACTTAGCTCCAGGACTAGCCGTACCGATACCTACGTTGCCGTCGCTATCTACTCGCATTGCTTCGGCACCATTAGCCTTAATGATTACGTCTTTATCATCTAAAGTACCGATTTGTAACACTCCTCCTTTAGAAGCAATTTCATTAGGGTCAATACCTATACCTTTAGTTATAGTACCTGCTAATATATAAGAATTTGCAAGGTCTGATCCCCCTATATTACCTGTACCTATTACATTAAACTGGTTTCCTGGGTTACTCGTTCCAATGCCAACAAGACCGTTAGCTAAAATAGTCATTTTCTCAGAATTGTTTGCTACTATGCGAACAGGATCATTTGTTAATGACCCTATCATAACTGAGTCTCGCTCAGCGAAAAGCACTCCCTTAGTATCTCCTCCGTTCGGGTGTTTGTCTATTGCAATAAACCCAGGGTTTGCAGATGTGTTGCTATTGCCAATTACACGTATCCTACTTCCGTTAGGAGTTGGGTCTGTAACTGGATCAGGTTCATCTCCCACAGTTAATACGTTTTCTATAAAGGCTTCACTTCCTCTTACGTCTAAAATAAAACCAGGAGTTACAGTCCCAATACCCACATTTCCGCCAGAATAGTTTATACCCCCTGCAACAGGAGTCCACATAGAGGAGTTTGTATCAAAAAAGCTAGATAAGGCCCCTAAAGTAACATTATTTGTAGGATAACTGGTCTCCAGCGAGTCCGATACAATAACAAGGTCCTCCGAAGACAATGTGGATATTATTGGATAACTTATTAATCTAGCCATAATTTTTATTTTTTCTTTTTATATTTGCGTTTTGGTACCTTGTACCTTTTTTTACCCTCTTTTTTAGTACCTTTGCCATCATTTGCTCTGTTTCTAGCAACGCTTTCCCATCTTCCGTCCTTGTGGTCCCAGTCTTTACCTTTAACATTGACTCCTCTACTCTTCGCTTTGCGTCTTTCGCGCTGTGCATGAGCCTTTTTAGCCCTACGAGCCGGCGTTTTAGCAAAAGCTAGGTCTCTAGCGGCTTTTCTTTTCCTCGCCGCAGGCGATAATTTTTGTTTTGAGGCCATTTATTAAAAATTTATTACTATAATATATATTATTACCCAAATTGTAAGAAAGCTACAGGCCGAAAAAAAATTTTGTTACATAATTATAGGTATAGGGCTATGTAGTAAAAACAAAAATGATTTTTTAAAAGAAAACGAAATTCAAAAACCCCAGTCCCCCTTTGATTTTAAGGATTAATGATTATAGTTTGTCTTTAGTGTCGAGTTTCCGGCCAGGGTTTAGGGGCTAGGTCTGAGCTTACTCAATACGAGGTTGCATACGTTTACAATCGCGGCAGCGCGAGCGCAGCGAGTGTATAGCATAGGAAAAACGACGTGTATTAGATAATAATGTGAACAAAGAAATTAATAATAATAATAATAAAATAATAATTAATAACTTAAATAAATATCAAATGTCAAATCAAATCTTTTCAAACAAAACATTCTTTCAAATCTACTATTGCTCAAAGCATAAAATGTATGACTTTACAATATTCAATTCAAATACAAAAGAAGTTATCTATCACTATCACTTCTCAAATCTAAAAGATATAAATAAATTAATACAAACTTATAAATAACTAACCTCAACATGTCCTTCCGACCAAACCACTACATAACTAAAACGACTACTAATAGATAATAAACTGTAACA